TTCTGAGGTGAAGAGACGTAATCAGATCTATAAAAGCCTGTGTCACTTCCACCAGTAAATGATATAGCAGGATCTCCTCCAGTCCCGTCAGGGATTCTTAATCCTTTGCCAAAGACATTTTTTAATGCTGATGCGTCAAGTCTCAACAGTTCCGTTAAACTTCCTCCACTTGGAGTTGTGGAGAATACAAAATCTTTATCGGCTGTTAAATGCCTAAACAACGCATCATAATTATTATGATCGTAGAATATATTAGCATTTGTAGAATATAAATCTGCATCTGCTGATGTGCCTAACCTTAACCTTTGATTGTCATTTAATTTTAAATGACCAGTCATCGTCCCTCCTGCGAGGGGAAGCATACCTGCTGCAACATCACTGCCTGTTGTGAGACTTGCAGATGTGGGAGTTACAGTTAGTGCAGTTAGACTACCTTGATTCCCAGATAGAGTTAAAGACCCTCCTGAATTAGAAGTTACACTTATAGTATTTTCCGCAGGTGGTGTAACAGTAACGGTGTTGACTGTATGTGTAACAGTTGCTGTTCCATTGGACATTATATAATTTCTGGTATTATGTCAAAAGTCACCCTAAATGATTGAATTACTTCATCAGGGTTTGGATTTGTATCTTTAATTTTGAGATCTCCATATATTGTAATAGCTTCATTTGGCAACGCTATCGAGTCAGAAGTTTCCCATCTAACAATAATATTTGGATCTGTAGCAGGAACACCACCATTACCAACATCTATAAACCTTATGCGACCAGCAGTATTCTGAGAGCTACCTGATGTTTCACTATTTAAAGTGTCTACCAAATCATCTGTAACCGATGTGCCTACTTTTCTTCTTAGTACTAGAGTAGCTATATATCTAGCATTAGTAGTATAAAAATTAAAAGTATTAGTCTGACCTGGTTCAGAATACTTTAACCTCACCACAGTTTGCTGACCTCTCTTTATAGGAATATTTGCCATAGTAAAGATTAAAGTATAGCTTGCTATTCTTCAACCTCTAACTAACCACCCTCTTTCCCTAGCTTCTTTTGGGTTTCTATGCAGGTATTCATGACAAATTCTGCAAACAGCCATGAAGGTTAATTTGTTTGTAAGATTGAACTCCATCTCCCCATCTTCGTTCAGACTTTTGCCTGTTCTTCCTGATTTATGGTGCAGATCAAGCCTACCACTATGTCCACAAATCTCACAATTAGGATACTCTGCTAAATATTCCTTACGATTTTTTTCATACAGCTTTCTTTTAGCAACCTTTTTAGGCGATCTTGAATAAGGTCTTAACTTACCTGATCTCTTGAGCGGAGTTTTTCTTTTTAAGGGTGTTTTTTGGCGTAACGGCTTTTTTCTTTGCATATTACCCCGACATTCCTTCCATGCTCGCTTGTATAACTTTATTACCTAAAATATTCACAGCATTTTTTATATGCTTGCATTGACTGCCTTCTTCATGAGGCAAAATCTCTCCCGACTTTAATTTAGGCTCTATTCTAAATCTGAAGTGTTCACACCAACACGCACCGCTGCCTTTATAGTAGCTTAAATCCACCAAATAGGTTTCATCTTCACGATCACTTGATTGAAAATGAAACTCCAATGGGGATAATATTTTAATTCTTCCATCTTTTAGTTTTTCTTCGGTTTTCTTATCCATCAAAATCAAACTTTACTACTCCTCCATTAGCCTTTGCCATCGCATGAAACAGTGTTGTAAACGCTTCCTTAAAATCATCTCCCAAATATTTCGGAGGATCATCTAATGTTATAAAGAATACATGAGTAAAATTACTGCCGTTACTTAATTTTTCGTAATTTACCTCCACATCACAAACATATGTGATTATTTCTTCAATAAGCTCCGCAAAATCCTCCTCGCAAAAATTATCAAGTGGCACTTCTGCACTCCTGCCATCAGAGAACCCTTTGTTTGGTTCTTTTAAATTTACCCTGATAGGCACATCAGTTCCTCTAGCTATGCAAACTTCCCATATGTGCTTGATAGCTCTGATCATTTTGCCCTTTGACCCACAAACTTTCCCATATTCACTTCTTTCTACAATTATTTGATGACTAACTGCACCTCTATCTTCTGAAGTAAATATCTGAACCTTACCATTGGTAAGCATGCTCATAGCTTCTGCTAATATTTCTTTAGTGTTGTCCATTTTATTAATCCCTCACATAAGTAACAGGCACCGCTGCACCTGATCCATAATATTGTCTGTTTCCCTTTCCATACCACAATTTCACGCTTGGTTCATCTCCATTTCCATTTCTTTGCTTAACGACTGACATTAGCGCATCATATTTTGAAAGAATTATATCCTCCGCAAGATCTAAACTATCATCATCTCCTGCTTGCTTTAATTCATAAACTTCCTGCTCTTTTTGCTTATTTCTCCAACACGTAATGCAATTATGAGCCTCATCAGTAATTTCACTAACTCCTTTAACATCATGCTTATCCACTCTCTCTCTTTCACTTTCCTTTTTCCTAGCATGAGCGACAAGAAAAATATGCACATCATATTGATTTACAAAAGCAGTCACCTTATCCATGAACTCTTTATGCTTATTATACTCATCAACTCCAAATCCAAGTTTCATGAAGGAATCAATGATAAATAAAGTAACTCCATACCTTTTGTAAGCATAGGCAAAGGTGTCTAAGACTTCATCTGCATCAGCTTGACCAACTTTATCATAGAACCAAAAACTTTTACCTAACCACTCCATACCTCTATTAAACTCACCTTGAGATAAAGTTTCTTTACCCATCGCCTGTCGAACAAGATACGAAAGATTCATTTTTACTGGAACCTCAAGAGACGCAATGCAAACTCTCTGACCAAGACTTGCAAACCAAACACATAAGTAATTTAGCAACATAGTCTTTCCTGATCCATTAAATCCAGTGACTACTGACAACTCATTCATGCGAATATGAAAGGGTATATCACCCCAAGGGAAAGGTAATCCTTTTGCTACATCTGAATAAAGAATGTCATGCACATCAGATTTATATTTTTCTACTCCGTGCAAGCTCTCAGGATCTACATATATAGCATTTTCATATGCGCTCTTGATTGCATCAATACCCTCCACCAACATAGTTTCATTCGCATCATTTTTAGGTAACTCAATAATCCTACATCTAGAGGCACCTAATCTTTTGACTATGGACGCAGTTGCCCTTCTCCCTGCGTCATCCATGTCCATACTGATAGCAATAGTTTCAAACCTCTCTAGGAATTCATAATCATTCTGAATCCACTCCATATTTGGATCAGAACCACTATCGCTTTCCCATTTAGCTCCAAATGGAACACTTACGGCAGGGATACCTGCACAATGATAACTCATCGCATCTAACTCACCTTCGGTAATAACTAAAATTGAACAATCATCACTTATGGTATGCTTACCGAATAGTGTCTTTTTTGAATTCTTTGAAGTAAATATTTTCTTTTTACCATCCTGTCTTCTGACCCCCATATATTTGATCATATCGACATTAGATTTTGTATTATCAGAATAATAAACAAACGCTATTGAATCCCCCTTAAACCTTATATCATAATCCTCTAGAGCTTCTTTACAGATAGACCTGCCATCCATTAAATAGAAGGCAGCATCGCTATCAGAATGGGCTTCATCGGCAACTTTGGATTCTGGAACCACAACAGGCTCTGAAGGCTTCTGAGGGACTTTTACTGGCTTTATATGATACTCCTGTCTTACTCCAAGATAATCCCTCGCTTGATCCAATGCTTCTTTGAAGGTTATATCTTTAACAACCCTCCACAACTCAAGAAGATTACTTCCCTTTTCTCCACTACTGAAATCAGCCCATAGACCTGCTTTGCCTTCTCCAAGATGGATTCGCATCGAACTTCCCACTTCGCCATTTACACTACCTATGTGCCACTCATTTGCTCTTCTATGACCATTAGGAAGCAATAATCGACATACCCCTTCAGCATTATTAGCTAATTCTTGTTTTACTTCATCTGCATTCATTTACCCTCCTCTTCCTCAGTCATTTTTTTCCGAACTTTCTCTTAAAGCATCGCTAAGCACATCAGCCATTATTTGCATGACTTTTCTTTCAAACCAATCTTTTTCCCATTCGTCTTTGAGACTATCACGAAAATCTTTCCAATTCTCTCCTAATATACTGACCTCTCCAGTTACTGGATGTGCCAACCTTACTTTTCTAGCACAGATATCAAACATCGTTTCTTGTTCCTCTTTGCTAAATGTTAATGTTTCTTTCGTTTCTTTTTTCATATTCTTATATATTTAGGCAACCCAGATAATTCATCGAATCCAACTTTTTTACACTGCCTTGGGTCTACCCTTGTTCTTCCTTCACCTACTACAATCGCATCGACTAAATCCCCACCAGATTGCAATGCCCATTCCATTCTTTCATTTGTATATTTACCATCTAGAATCTCTTCAGCCCTTTCTATGATCCATGAGAGAGATAATGAACCTTTAAAACTATGACCATTTCTACTATTCAAGAAATCGCTCGCTTGTGCCATCTTAAACAACTCTTCAAATATTAGAGTCGATTTACCATTAGCATTCCAAAGTCTACGGATTCTTCTATTTCTTTTATCGGTAGTGGTTCTAAAATTCCAATCAGGGAAATATTCCTTCGCCTTTGCATAGATCTCTGCATAAGGTGCAGAATTTGCTCTTTTCTTTTTAGCGACCTTTTTTACTGGCTCACCGAAAAGATTATTCTCTACAGGTCTTCCTTCTTTTTTGCTAAGAATTAACTTCTCAATCTCTTTACTGACTGAACTGCTTAAATCTTCTTTTTTGATCGAATAAAAAACCTCACCATTATCACTAACTAAGATTCGCATATCGGAAGGGTAAATATTGCAATTTCAAGGGCTCTTGCCTTTGTTATCCGATCTCCCTGCGATTCCACAAATTTAATATGCTCCTCTAAATGTCTTTGAGCTTCTGGTGAAATCCTAGTAGAAATCATTTTCTTCTTCACTCCAACTGGCAATGGAGTCCTGCCTCTTCTCATTGGAATAATCTCAGGCATGGATCTAAAGGACGTTGTAAATTGATGGAGGTAAATCTTTGATTTCTTTTACACACTCTGAAATAGCAGCATTCCAAACTGTCATCAAATTTTCTTCGATATCTGGGTCTGCACCTTCTCTTATCTTTGTAACCCTCTTAGCATTAAGAGCTTGTACCGCATCGCTTTCCCATTGCATTTGAGCTTGGATCAACAGTTGCTCGTGTACTGGCACTTCTTCTACGCTTTCGCTTGCACTCATATTCTTTTTGTCTCGTTTTGTATTATTAATTTTAAGAGGATTAAACCCCCCTTACCCCCCATTTATAAACCCAATGAGAAAAGGGTCAAATTTAGTTTTGATGAATTTTAGGTAATGGAGGTGCAGGAACTCTACCAAACCTGCACCTCCTTTGTTACCTCGCATGCTAAAACGGAGCGTCAGCAGTTTCATTTGCGAAACTGATGTCCATACCCTGCACACTTACAAAATACCTAGTATTTCCATCTTTTTCCCACTCTCGACCATTGAGCCTACACTTTATTTCAACTTCTTGCCCAACTTTAAGAGAAGTAGAATAATCTATCGCTTCCTTCATAAATTCTACAGGAATTGTGTTGGGAAATCGATCATCACCTGTTTTGATGACAACTTCATGCTTACGGAAATTATTTTTTCCATATTCTTTAACTTCTCCTGTGTGATAGACTTCTCCTCGTATCGTTAGCTCATTCATATCTGTATTGGGTGTTCTTTTATATAATTTATTATCTTTTGTGAGATAGTTGGGTATTCCTCATCATTTGAGGAAATCTTTAACTCTGCGATGAAATCATACCACTTATCTAATTCATCGCCATTATTGAATGTAATTTTATATTCAAATTTCTTTTCCTTCTTGGGTTTTTTCTCTTCTTCCCCATCTTCGGGTAAGACAACATCTAATTCTAGCTCTCTAGCCGACATACCCCAATCTAAGAGATCTCCTGCATCGAAATGATTCGCTAAAGCATCAAAATCGAATTCTCCATGATTACGATTCAATCTGATATTCAACTCCCTTTCGTCCTTTTCCTCTAGATTTACTAGAAAGCATGGAACCTCTTTGATACCTAGATCCATACAGGCTCTAAGTCTCTGATGACCACCTATAACTATTCCCTCTCTTTCTGGATTCGAATTGACCACAATAGGCTCAGCCATCCCAAACTTCGAAATACTATCTTTTAAAGCATCAAAATCGGTGGCAGATATCTGTCTGGGATTATAATTCGCAGGCTTGAGGTCTTTTGCTGACAATGTTAACTGATCGTATTCCATTTTAATCAAATTTAAGATTAGGTGTTTTTAAAGCCCCACTCTCAAGCAATTTCTTTGCTTCTTCAATAGGCATTCCTCTTACAGTCTTTCTTTTTGCCCTCTTCTCAGACAAAGCAGCTCGAATTTCGTGTGCAAACCTAGCATTTGGATTCTCCTTCCATCTTTCTTCCCTCCTCTTCATATCTCTAGCAATTCTAATCTTATCCTCTTCTGGTGTATGCCTTCTCTTAGCATTCTTTTTGCGAGCTTTCTCCCTCTGCTCATCATTTGCCCAATAATAGGCAGTCGCCCAACTTATCTCCCCTATTTCTTCAGCAATCTTTGCATAAGACATACCTCTTTTTCTAAACTTGCGAATCTTCTTTATGGTCTCCGCATCAACCTTATATCTCTTATCTTTCATGATAATACTAAATACCATCTATAATAATGGTGTCAATACTTATTTAAGGACAACAAGATAAATCATTGATATTCGCAACATTATGATATTGTGATAGTTATCTATCTCTTATTCCTGAGACGCTTTTTATGACGAGTACTACGCCTCCTCTTCCTTAATTTATGCTTATTGATCTTCGACTTTCTTCTTTTCTTTAATGAACCCATAGAAATTTTTTATGAAATCCTGATTACTGATCTGATACTAGAAACCCTCCTATTTTTTTCTAATACCGACCCCCCTTCTCGACTACCCGCTCCATTCGTATTTCCCTCAATCGTAGCGACATGTCCATTACTCATAGGCTCTCCAATCGCCAACCCGATATGAGAAAATCTAAACACGACTATATCTCCCTTACGGATATAAGGGCGATCATTATCCTGACGATTCAATATCTCCCCAACAGGCTTATACAACGCCACTCCCTTACCCTCTTGCTTTCTCGCCCAATTCTCGAAATCCCACGCCCCCGCAGTCTGAGGACGCTTAAAATTTACATCCTTATTTTCAATCGCCTCCCTTACCAACCAACAGATGAATGCCGCACACCAAGACCACCCCTTTTCAGGATCTAGCCACGTAGCCGCCTTATACTCATCGACCCGCGGCCCACAATTGGTCCCATCTATCTCCGACACCCCTATCTCAGACTTAGCCAGATTCACCATATCCTCGGCAATACTCGATGATGCACGCTTTTTGCTTTCACCTTTAACCTGATCATAAATCGTCTTCCATGTAACTGGGCCATCTAAACCATCAGCCAAAATGCCAAGCTCCTTTTGAACACTTTTGATCAACTCTCTTTTACCTGAAAATCTCATATCCTATAACAATGCATCTGTTTTCGCGTTAGCGAAACTGAAAATTTTTCGGGTCACGGGAGCAGTGAAG